TATATCTGCCCAGTTTAGCTTAGACCGAGGAACCGAATAGGCTTTTCTACCTCGTCTTATGTAGTCTCCAAGTACCGGATTCAAACTCCCGACGGTGTAATCTACTACGATTTCTTCGCCAACTCTTGCAACCTCTGCATAGCCTATTTTATTGTGATCGGTTCGTAGTGGTGCTTCCGACCCCTTACGAAATACCGCCACTGAATCTACCAGAGAATGTCCAGCTTCGTGCGCGGCATGACCGCACAGAACATCGAAATCCTCTGAGGTTATTGGGAGTGACTTCGATGCGAAGGTTGGGTCTATTCGTATCACATCAGACTGCTGGTTGTAGGATTGCGCTTCGGTATTAAAGGCTATGGTACTGTGTCGTTTACCTTTATGCACACTTCCTACAACCTTGGATAATGCACGGATAGCATTTGCTAGTTCTATAGCTTTAACCGTAGACCTGTTAACCCTCCAAGAATCTGATAATGCTTTGGTGTCTGTCATTATATAGGCTCGTACGCGGTAGACAGTTCAGCTATATCTAGGTCTTCGCCACCGGTAAGCTGGTTAGAAAGAAGTATAGATTCCAGTTTATCTATACTAGAACCTGCCACAGTTTTGAGTGCTAGAAATAGACTAACCCCAGCACCTACAAGTCGCGCCATGTTTATAGTATCGCGGGTGCTTATATGTACCGGACTTTCTGTGTTATGTCTGAGCGCGTTGACCATGTTTAAGAGTTTGGTAGTTTCCTCTGAACCTAGAAGACCTTTTATTAACAGGATATTGTGTTCAATCCCCTGGGGTAAGTACCCTACTTCAAGCTTGAACTCAAACCTATTTTCCAAGGCCATATCGAGTGGCATGGTACCTATAAACTCGTAGCCCTCGTTCAAGGTAGCAAAGAAGGTTACTCCAGGTGCTACTTTTACATGGGATTGTAACTCGTCAACGTATACACTTCTAAAAGTATCGTCGAGTACCGAGAATATAGCATTCAAAGCCTTGTCGGTCTCAGGGCGATTGATTTCTTGTAGGTGGACTACGCAATTAGGGGTCTGTATCGCTTGCGTGAAGAGTCCGGGTATGTAGACAGTTTCGCCATCTCGTAGGTCTGTGTACCCGAAGATTTGTTTTGACTCCGATAGTTGCCCCACCTCAAGAACTGCGAGAGGTCTTTGATGTTTTGCTGCGAACTGGGTGACCAGTTCAGACTTACCACATCCCGTATTTCCACGGATAAGAACATTACAGTTGAGACCTCGTTCACTCAGGGTTTCAACTGCTTTCAGTAACATGGAGTGTTCTTTGGATACCATGTAGATACCCTTTTCGGGTACGTCAAGTCTATGTGCCGTAACCATGGGGGAGCTTCTCCTTTCGGTATTAAATCTTTCCTATGTTTAGGAAAATTCTAAACTTAAAGAACCTAAGTTCAAAACTTAGGAACTGATAAAGGTTTGTGCTATTAGGTGTTGGGCTTGCTACTTTTGGTGCTGACCGTATCTTACGTACCGTCATTTCAACAGGTGCGGCACTGTGTGTACCACAACTCGGACACTTAGGGCTTTGAGAGGGGAAATTACCGTGTCTAGACTTTTGGCTAACCCATTTGTACCCGCATTTAAGACAGTAGCGTCGAACGTGGAACTTACTAGGATTTACTTTTATCAAACCCCTTTTCGGCATTTTGGTACCTCCTTTCTATAAGATTCAGTAACCTCTATTAATACTGACTAACTAAGTGTAACATATCGCAGACAAGAAGTCAAGTGGTGAACATCTGTTCTAAAAGCACTTATACCAGATGTCATTTTGTAGTAGGTTTAGGTCTTGACTTTCTCCAGTGAGGTCGGTCTACCTTTAGTTCTGAATTACGAAAGGTTTGTTCTTTGCCACAAAGTTTACACTTGCCTATGCATGTAGCACCGTTAGGTGACGGTAACATCCAGTGGTGTACGCAGTTTTCTTGACGAGCTAGTACCCATGCATCAAGTGCCACGTCAAGTTCCGCAGCTATTTCTTTACCGCAAATGGCTCGGGCTTTTTCTGGGTTCATCGTCTTGTTCTCCAAGTTTACCTATGAGTAGAATCAGAAACTTCATATGGGTCGCACGACGGACACCGCTTAAAATCCGCATCGTCAATACTTAGAACCCGTTCGCACTCAGGGCATTCTACTTCCGTACTATGTAACCTGTGACTATTCGCTCGGTAGTAAGCCACCTCGTCTAGTACCCTGCTGACTACATCGTTAGGCTTATCATCGAGCGGTTCAGCCCGCCTCTTCAACCGCTTCCAAGTATCGTCGCTGATCCTAATAACCTTACTCATACGTCTACCGCCTTCTCAAACTTGTCCTGGTTAAAGTTAGGGTTGTCCGCTATGAAGACCTCGATCAATGCTTTTATTAGTAGGGTCTTTGCGATGAAGGTCTCGACATGACCTACCTCAGGAATCTTATTGATTGCGGTTGCTATGGCTCGGTAATCTTTACTAGTCATTCGCTTAAACCTCCGTTTCGTTATTCCATATCAGTGGGGTACACAAGGTTCTATATTCTTGTGCTTGGGTTAATAGTATAGGTGATAGGTGTTTCTTTACTATGTCCCAATCATGCGGTGATAGTTCACCGAACCAGTCAGCAGCTTCTTGCCAATCCGAGTCGTCAACATGATCAGAACCGTATCGATCTAGTTCGTAACAACCATCAGCCATCTGTACGAAGAGGAACCCAGCGTTGTCTATTACAGTACCTACACTCTTCAGTACAACCTTATCTGTGTAGTCTTTTGCATGTGTGGTATCAGCGCATTCCACTTCTTTGAACCTAATAACCTTGCCCATTATTGGTTTCCCCCTTGTCGGGTCAGAATGTCCGCTGCCTTGTATGACCTAACGCTAGGAACGGTGTAGTGTAGGTTAGAATACCGCTCTGCAGTCCATAGCAGCCTATCGTACCGGCTAACCTTGTACGCCCGACTCATGCGCCAGTACCCTAGAATTTCAGTACCGTCTATGTCGCTACCGTTAATGTACATTTAGTTCCCCTTTTACGGTTGACCTGGATAAATCTATGTCGTAGCTTCCACACTTACGGCATTTCTTACTGGTTTTTGGTATCTTTGATCCACATTCCTGACATATAAAACCCTTTTGACCGTGTGGCATTTGAAACCGTCCTCCTTTTCGCTTACTCAACCATCCCGTAATCCCACCCAATCATCGGCGCGTAGGGCGGAGCTTTTAACCATTAGAACAGCCCCAACCTTCATAGCCGTCAACCCACGCACATTCACCGTGGCATGAAGCTATCGGAGAACGAAGAGCCTGGGCGTCTCGGAGTCTTCGACGCTTGCAAGCCTCATCGGTGCATGGCGGTATCTCGGTGACAGTCTCATACATACCGGAGACGGGATTGACCGTGATGCGGACTTTCATGTTCTATCCTCCGTTCTAATTACCGATAGACTCCAGTATTTACTATAGGCAAACCTCCCATAACTTGTATTACCTGCGCAGTGTTGTTGACTACGCGCGTATAAAAGGAGCGCGCACACGCGCGCGAGGGGTACCTGCTTTAGTGTCGAGTAGCACGGTACTCTTACCTCCAAGTAAAAGAAAAACCCACGCCTATAGACGTGAGTTCTTAGGTACTTAAAAACCTTACAAACGTGACAAAACATGACAAACGTCATTATGCAGTATTACCGCACTAGGCATCTCGCGCACAACCTCGTGTATAGGTATCACTCTAGCTGAGACATTGCCCAGCGTAGGTTCATATGGTGTTTCACATCCTCCGCCGTAAGAAGCCCTTCTAGGTACTTGTCATAGAGGTCTTGATCAGCGGACTCTACCATTGTGTCTAGAACCTCTTGTAACTTACGGTTCTGATCTGGCGTTTCCGGTGTACTCATGTTGGTACCTCTCCATTGTTGTTGTGTAATTTTCGTGAGTAGCTTACTAGTGCCATAGACCGTTGTTAGTAGCGTACTAGGGCGTGAAACCTGTCAGTCGCGCCCATGATGCCGTGTCGTTTGGGTCAACGCCGCGCTCGTCTGCGTACTTGTCAGTTATGCGCTTTTTGTAGGCGTAGGTTCTACTGTTCAGCGCTTTGGGATTGTCGGCGTTTTCGGCTTCGATGCGCGCAAGCTTTTCAAGCTCGTCAGGGGTAGCTATTGACTCAAACTTGCCTTGCAAATTCTGGTTCTTGCCACCGCTGGATTTCCTCGTACCCCTGCGAGTTGGGCCGCTTGGATTGACAGTTACAACTATCTTCTCGTCGACGGCTGGCGTATCGCCTGTAGCCTCTTCCGCTGGCGTTAGTGTGTAGATTACTTTCGTTACGCTATCGCCTATCAGTTCGGCTACGTTTAGGCTCTCTAGCGCGCCCTTGAGGATATCGCCTAGTTGCGCTTTCGCTTTGTTTAGCGCGCCGGTATTCTCGACTCGCATAACGTTACGATGGTGCTCGACCAGGCTAACGTATTCAGCGGCGCTTTTCGCAAAATCCGGCGCTGTTACGTCTAGTGCGCTTTGAAGGGCGTCAATTCGCGTTTGGATACTTTCAGCCGTTTCGCCATTAATGAGGGGACTTTGCGTAGTCATAGCAACTCAACTTTCTTTGAAGCTAACTTGTTGACGTTTGTTAGTATTTCGCGTGTTGTCAGTCTATGACACTACAAAGCTACTCACGTATTCTGTTGTGCTCATCCGAGTTTGCGTAGTGTTCGCGTCATTGGCGCATAGCGTGTGACGCTACTTGCTAGCCTGCATCGGCCATGTTGCGCAATACTGCGTCTTACTGTTGAGCCATGTAATTGCGTAGCTAACGCCTATGTAGCTGCTACCCCCTATCAGGATTTGATAGTTAAATCATAAAGGAAATAAAATGCATTGTCAAGAGCAATAATCGTAACTATTAGCTGGATATACGACGAGATGCGTAAGCTTATAGCTAGATCGCAACATAAGACGTAGAGTAGAACATACAAGCTACGAACCTATGTTCTAATTTGTGCGCTGTAGACAGCTCGACGGCGATTAGAACCTATGTTCGACAAACTGTTTCATGATAGGTTCTTCATGATGCCAATTACCTGAAACAAACTGCTAGATCACATGTTCGCATTTAGCTGGCCGTAAACATAGGACCGCGCGCGCGAACCTTATTACGCGCGTACGCGTGTGTGGCTACATTCAGTAAAGGTAGTTCATGAGTTTAGCTTCCGGAATTGTGTTTCAGGCTTTCCCAGGGTAATTAGCTCAAATGTTTCGATCATAAGTTCCGAACTAATGTGTCGAACAAAGGTTCGCGTTCTATAGGCGAGTATGTGCCGGTCGCGGTTGGCCCCATGCAAAATGACCCTGTGAATATTTTTTCAGCTTAAAATTTTTTTTACCTTTTCTATACCTTTACCCCTAGTAGGTACCTGTATTGTTGGTACCGAAGAAGACTTGCGTGCGCCTAACGCGATCATGCGAGAATTAAGATTTAGCCCAACTTATGCTTGACACGTTATTTTTTGCATGTTACACTTGCGCCAGATAAACTTGGAGGCCCTGAACCGGTGGCCCAAACAAAGCTCTCCCCAAAGCAAGAGCGGTTTGTTCAAGAGTTCTTGGTCTGTCTGAACAGTGCAGAGGCCGCGCGTCGTGCTGGTTATAGCGGTGATGCCCACGCGCTGGCGGTGACTGGGTCTAGAAATCTTCAAATCCCCAAGATTGCGACTATAGTTCGCAAGAAACAGGACGAGTTTGCCGCAGGCTTAGACCTAAATGTTCAGTACGTCCTTCATCGTTTGAAGGGTGCAGTTGACCAGTATATAGATATCCCAGAACATGCCCAGCACGGACTGCGGGCTTTGGAGGATATCGCCAAGTATCTGGGTATGTTTGTCGAGAAGCGGGAGATTGTTGGTGAAGTAAAACTTTCGCGGGTAGAAATAGTCAAGGACTATGGAGATACCCAAGTTATAGATGGTATCGCTAAAGTAGTCGAAGATGGTAACAGCACCCCTAACTAAGGTTCCACCCTTCAGGGAAATTACTTCTGAGGGGACTTTGCGCCTTCATTTCCACCAGGGCCAGACCCAGGCGTGGGATAGTACGAAGAAGTGGATTTTTCTCCTCATCGGAACCCAAGGGGGCAAAACTTCATTCGGTCCTCACTGGCTGGAGCGCGAAATCCAAAATAAGGGTCCTGGTGACTATCTAGCCGTTACTGCTACTTACCCCCTGCTCCGGCTAAAGATGAAGCCTGAGTTCCTCTATGTCTTTGATACCCTTTTGAAACTAGGCACCTGGCACGAAGCGGATAAGATATTTACCTCCTACGAGAAATATCACGGTGCAGAGGCTTTTCGTGTCATTTTCGGGAGCGCAACTAATCCTGAGTCCATAGAGTCCGCAACTGCAAAGGCCGCATGGCTCGATGAGCTTGGGCAAGAGCAGTTTCGCCGAGGTGCTTGGGATGCCACCTTGCGTCGATTGTCCCTGGCCGAGGGACGGTTACTAGGAACTACCACCCTTTATAGTTGGGGCTGGTTCAAGTCCGAAGTCTATGATCCTTGGAAGGAGGGTAATCGCCCAGATGTTGAGGTTATCCAGGTCGACAGTACTGTTAACCCCGCTTTTCCGAAAAGTGAATATATCCGAGCAAAAAATAGCCTCCCTACCTGGAAGTTCAACCTCTTCTACAGGGGTCAATTCGATAAGCCTGCTGGGTTAATCTACGATGCCTTCGACGAGGAGGTCTGTAAAGTTCCGCGATTTAGCCTCAATAAGGATTGGCCCTGTTATGTAGGTCACGACTTTGGTCCCAACAACACAGCGGCGGTCTGGTATACCCAGGATCCAGGGACTGGATTTCTCTACGTGTACAGGACGTACAAAGCTGGTAGCTTATCCGCGTTCGACCATGCGGCGAGGTTCAAAGAGCTTTCAAAGGACGAGAATATTATCCGTCGAGTTGGTGGTGCAAGGCATGAAGAGGGCTGGAGAGAGTCCTTCTTGAGCGCGGGTTGGCCCATCTTGAAACCCCGCGAACACGAGGTCGAAGTTGGCATTAACCGCGTTTACGGGTGGCATAAGTCTAACAAGCTTTTCGTATTCGATGACTTGATCGAGTACCTAGACGAGAAGTTAAGCTACTCCAGAGAACTCGATGACCGATACGAGCCTACGGATAAGATCGCAAACAAGAGCCACTTTCATCTTATGGACGCTGAACGCTACATAATCTCGGACTTCAACCCTGAAGCTGCTGTTATTTCGCAGGTAACCAAGATTTACAAAGTAGGACAAGAGAGTGATCTTTGGCAAGAATAAGAGGGTTCTAGGGTGTTAACCACAATCCAGGAGATCAAGAATGCGGTCAAGGAGAAAGAGGGAGACCTCGATGCTCTTCGTACTCGCATGAATGAAGACCTCGATCTTTTAACACTTGTAGAGTACGATTCTACTAAGGGTTACGAGAGCTATACTTCCAGTTCTCCTCGTAACTTTTTTGACAAGGTCACAGATGGGCTTAACCGATCAGCCCTGACTATCCAGATTAAACTTCCAGAAGATGCCAAGGATAAAGATACCCGTGATGCTTCGCAGGGGGAGCTATTCCTTTATGGCGCACTCAGCGAGATAGACAGGTGTTTGATCGCTAGAGGGGAGCCGCCTCTCCGCGAAACTATGGGGTTCTTCATCGACCTACGTGGGTGGTATGCTCTACGCTTATTGGTGTATGTACCCAAAGGCGAAAAGACTGTTAGGTTCGACGGGCAACCCTGGGACCCATTGCACGTTACCTGGGAGATGGGGTCCAGTGGTCTACTCTGGGCCGCGTACAAGACCATTATTTCCAGGAACCAGGCCAAGGATGAGTATGACCTAGACATAGAAGGCACCGAGGTCGAGAAGATTGACTTCTTTGACCAGTGCAATAACGCTATAATTATCGGGGATGCGTGGGCTAAAGAACCCGAAGAGCACGATATCGGGCATGTTCCTGTTCTGATCGGGGCTGTGGGTTCCATGCCTACACTCCAGCCAAGTCCGGGTACTCGCAATGGCAGTTCCAGCCCAACCGATTCACTGCTAGAGTTCCGTGGAGATTCCGTCTGGGCAGCAGCCCGTGGTCTCTACGAGCCACATAACAAGTACGTTTCCCAGCTAATGGATATCCAGAAACGAGCAGTGGTAGGCTCTCTAGTCCACCAGACAAAAGATGGTATTAAAAAGATCGAAGGTGATCCGTACGAGTCTTGGCAGGTTATTCCAATCGCAGAGGGTGAGAGCATTGAGCCACTGCAACTGCCGACAGCACCCCCAGAAACAGCCGCTATTTTAGGTCTCATCAACGCCGATATCCAGCAAAGCACGTTGCCATATCCCCTGGCATACGGTGGCACTACAGAGGCCATGTCAGGGCGTGCGCTCAGTATGCTTGAGGACGCAACACGGTCAGTGTACAGCCCACGTTCGGGTGCACTGGCGCGTGTATACTCGTGGGGCTGCGAAGAGCTTCTCGTGCAATATAATAAGAAGATCGACAAGCCAGCTACTTTACGTGGGTTCAAGGATGAAGTCTTCTTTGAAGTAGAGGCCAAGCCCAGGGAGATTAACCCTAATTGGTTCGTAAGCGTTACTGTAGAGCCTAGAATGCCGCGGGACCGAGAGTCTGAGATTGGTATGGCTCTTGCGGCTACACAGCGTAGAGGTCCTGATGATATTCCATTGGTATCCAAAGAGACTGCGCGGGAAGTCTACATGCGGTTACGCGATCCGAAGGCCGAGGAGGATAAAGCCCTTGCAGAGATGGGTAAGGGTATGCCCCCCATCATGGCGGCTAAGATAGCTGCCGCGTTAAAGAGCAAAGGAGAGGATGAGTTAGCCGAGCTTGTGATGACTTTCTTGAGTGACCAGATGGGTGGGGGACCGCAAGGACCGCAAGGCATGGGTCCACCTGGGGTTCCTCCAGGGATGCCTCAACCTGCGGGACCTATCGCACCCCCTGAACCTCCTATGCCTCCAGGTCCTCCACCCGGTCCACAGGGTCCGCAAGGTCCTCCAGGTCTAGAGAGTATGCCACCGGAGTTGGCTGAGGTATTTGCTGCGGTTGCAGAGGTCCTAGCC